ATTTGGTGATGACTGCCATGTGAATCTCCTTTAGATGGCGGTGGCCGGATTGCTCGCGGCAGTGAAGTAATGCGCCAGGTAATCGACGCGCAGGATGCCTACCGGCTTTTCCAGCCCTTCGTCGAGGTCGACCGCAACCGTCCTCGGCAGCGGCCTGGATTTCAGAAGCCCGCCGAAGGTGGCGTCGCCGGTGCCGATGGCGGCTTCGACTTCGGCCAGCATCGTGTCGAGCGTGCTGTCCAGACCGGAAACAGCCTTGGCGCAGCACTCGACGCGCAGCACGGCGCGGCGGTCGAGCCATGCGTCCGCGGCCATGCTCTCGGTGTCGATCTCTTCTTCGTCGAGATAGACGCGCAGGCATGGCAGGTTGGCGTCGGCCAGCGGATGGATACGCGACGGATAGACGCGCGAGCCGCTGGTGGTCAGGCCGGTGAGCCGGCTGGCGACCGCGCTGCGGATGCTGGTTCGGACGTGCGCCATGTCAGGCGGCCTTTTCGAGCGTCAGCACGGTGACGCCGGTTCCGTCTGGCCTGACGGCGGTCACTGTATAGGCGACGGCGTTGATGGTGACGGCCTGGCCTGCGGCGATTCCGGGGACATCGGCCGCGGCGCAGGTGAAGGTCGGGTCGGTGCCGAGCATGCCGAAGGTTTCGGCGGTCGGAACGTCGAAAATCCCAATCACCGTGGCCGCGCCGATGGTGGCGGCGGTCCCGAAATCGATGAAGAATCCGCGCTCGACCGTGGTCAGCATCAGACCGATTTCTTCACGCCGACGAGGACGACGGCGACGTTCTGCGGGCCGGTGACGATGGTGCCGACGTAGCGGATGTAGCGCTTGACCTGTTTCGGGTTAAGCGCCAGCACCTTGACATCGGCGGTTGTCGTCGATTGCGTGAAGGCAGCGCCGGAGACATCGGCCCAGCCGGTCGATCCGTCGGCTGAATCCTGGATCTTGCCGTCGAGAGTGCCGGTGCCGGTGCCGTGCGACTGCACGATGGCGACGCCGCCTTCGTAATCCAGCAGGTCGACGGCTGAGCCGGTGACGGTGCTGGCCTGCGAGGCCGAGGCCGACAGGTGGAGGACGGTGGCGCCGGAGGCGAAGTTAAACTGGCTCATGGGGTTCCTTTCGGGTGCGGCGCGGTTTTTCTTCCGGCGCCGGTTCGGTTGCCGGGCGGGCCTTGCCGTTGTGTATCAGCTCGGCCGCCAGGCGGTCGTCGCATTCCACACGGTCGCCCGCCGGGCGGACTTCGCCGGCGAGGTAGAAAGCGCGGATGACTTCGATCTTCATGTCGGGGAGACGGGCGGGCCGCAGCCCGCCCTGCCCTATCAGGTGATCGAGGTGGCGCGGGAGAAGGCGCCGGCCTGGCGGATGCCGATGTCGACCGTCTGGATCGCGCGGATGCCGCTGATCGCCGCCGCGAAGTTCGCGTAGGGATTGAGCGCCAGTTCGAGCATGCCCCATTCGCCGATCACGACCTGCGAGAAGTCGCCGAAGACCATCGACGCGGCGGTGACCGAGTTGGTCGCCACGGCGCGGAAGCCTTGCAGGTTGCCGTCCAGGATGCCGCCTTCCCAGAGCGGGGAAGCAGTCGAGGAGAATGCCACGCGCTGCTTGAGCAGGGAGGCGACGGCCGGCGTGGTGACATAGGCGCAGTTCGCGGCGAGGGCGTTGCCGCCGGCCACGTCGGTCTGGAATTCCAGGACCTTGGCGTAGTCGATGGAGGTGCCGGTAACCGAACCGATGCCGGCGGTCTGGCTGATGCCGGTCGGCTGGCCGGAAGCGCCCGAGCCTTCGAGGGCGGCGAGGTCGATGGCCAGCGCCAGGACGCGGGCCAGGTCGTTCATGACCAGGGCGTCGGCGGCCGGGCTGGACTGCAGCATGAGCTGACGCGACAGCTCAGTGTAGGCGCCGACGTTCTTCGGCGACAGGGCGAGCTGGCCGAGGGTCATCTGCGACTCGGTGATCGCCGTGGCTTCGTTGGTCAGCCAGTAGGCAGTCGCGGCGGCGGTCTGCTTCGGGATCGTCACGTTGCCGACGAGGCCGGTCATCATCGTGGCGCCGAGCTGGGCGACGACGGCGCGGTTGCGCAGCAGGTCGATGAACGATCCGGCCAGGTTGTCGGTGGCGACGACGTAACCGCCGGCGTTGCCGGTGGTGGCCGTCATGTCGCGCTGCTGGATTTCATACGGCACGTAGAAGCCATTGTTCGGGGCTTCAGCGATGCCGGCGCGCTTGAGGATGGCCTGGTGGCATTCGCGCTCGAAACCGGCGTTCGTCCAGTCCTTGTCGACCAGGGCGCGCAGGGCGCGCAGCACCGAGTAGCGCTGCTTTTCGCCGCCGGACAGGCCGACTTCGGCAGTCGGGTTCGGCAGCGGGCGCGAGGCCAGCTTTTCCATGACCTTGGAGCGGAAGGCGTCGACCGGCTCGCCGGCGCGGAGGGCTTCGGCGGCCATGCCTTGCAAGGCGAACTGTTCGCCGATGGCGATGATTTCGGCGGCGCGCTTCTGCTCGGCGGTGCGGGCTTCGGCCTGGATTTTGGCAATATCGACCGTGGCGGCCTGGGTTTCGATGACGGACATGTTGATCTCCTGGGCAGGATCGGCTGCGCGGCCTACGCCGACGGTGAAGTCGGCCGGCACGCTGACGAGGGATACTTCGTAGGGGGTCCAGCGGGTGACGCGGTAGGTTTCGTCATCTCCGCTTTTGGCTTCGAGGACGAGGTCGTCGATGGCATAGCCTACCGAGACGTTCTGACGGATGCCATCGATCACGTCGCGGAAAATCTCCTCGGCTCGCGCGCTTCTCCCGAAGCGGACGACGGCGCGACCTACCCGGTCGGCGTCGATGCGGACTGATTCGATTACCCCGATCTGGTCGCGGGAATCATGGTCACAAAGCAGGGGGCCGCCGGACTTGAGACGGGTAAGGTCGACGGCAGATTTGGAGTGGTCGAGGATTTCGATCCCCCACCAGCGCTCGTAGGGCGCTTCCGAACTGAAAGCCAGTTCGACGGTGCGGGTTTCCTCGTCGATCTTCTCGCGCTCGAACAGGAAGGCCCGTTCGAGCGTCAGGCCGCGCGTGGGCGGGCCTTTGCGGGTTTCGGCGGACATGGGCATTTTCTCCATGCCCCGCAGTTTCGCGAACGTCCGCTGTAATGTTCAGGGGGAAGATTACAGCGCGCCGCAGAGCAGCAGCGCGGCTTCCTCGTCGACCGGATTGCGCCGCGCGTCGAATACCGGCTGGGCGACCGGCGCCAGGTGCAGGATGCGCGGGCGGCGGCGGCCGCCGGTGCGGATTTCCTCGGGCAGCAGGTGGGATTCGTCGGCCGGCGCGAACCACACGGCCGGGAACCAGCCGCCGGCGAACCACTGCGCGAACCAGCCCTCGTTAGCTGCCATCGAGGACCGCCCCGGTGCGGTTGTTCTCGGCGTCGAAGCTGCCGACGATGCGGTCGGTGGTGCCGTCGAGCCCCTTGAATGTGATCGTGCTGCCGGCCTTTTC